AATTTGCAGGCCGATACCAAAATTGTTGTCAATCAAGGCGGCACATGGTCATCAAAAACTTATTCTATCTTGCAGGTGCTGTCTTATATTGCATTAACCGATGCCGGTTGTTTGATTACCATAGTTGGACAAGATATTCCAAACTTGAAACGCGGCGCGCTGCGTGATTTCCAAAACATTTATTTGGATACGCCATTAATTGAAGCCGAAATATTGAGTTTCAATAAATCGGAACGCACATTTGTATTCCGTAATGGCAGCACAATTGAATTTCAATCTTATGATAATGCGCAAGATGCCAAATCCGGAAAGCGCGATTACCTTTTTATTAATGAAGCCAATGGTATTGATGTTAATATTTGCAAACAGCTAATAATCAGAACGAAGAAAAAAGTTTTTATTGATTACAATCCGGATGCAGAGTTTTGGGTGCATGAAGAATATTTGAATAATCCAATTGCTACATTCTTATATTCAGATTACAGAAATAATCCTTATGTGCCGCAAAGCATTATAGATGAAATAGAGGGATTAAAAAATATAGATTATGAATTATGGAAAGTTTATGCGCGCGGAGTTACCGGCCGCATAGAAGGATTGATTTATAGGCATTGGAGTACAGCAAATGAATTTCCTGCGGATATTCCGTTTGTTTATGGATTAGACTTTGGATATAACCATCCAACAGCATTAATCAAAACCGGTTGGAGCGATACTACATTATACGCGCAGGAACTAATCTATGAAAGCGGATTAACGACCGCAGCACTAATTGAAAAGATGCGCAGTTTAAATTTAGGCAGCATACAGATTTACGGCGATGCAGCGCGACCGGATACAATAGAAGAACTATATCAAGCCGGATTAAATGTTTTCTCCGCAGAGAAGCCGGTTAAAGATGGCATCAATGCTATAAAATCAAAACCTTTATTCATTATAGATAGTCCAAATTTAGCAAAAGAGTTACGAACATACAAATGGAAAGTAGATAAGAACAATAAACCATTAGATGAGCCGGTTAAATTTAATGATGATGGAATGGATGCAATGCGATACGGATTTTACAATGGCTTTAAAGCTGCAAACAAAAAAATATCATGGTTTTAATAACAATAGACAAAGAATACCAATTTCCAACGCAGTTAAATGAGATTACCCTGCGCCAATTTATAGCCATATCTGAAAAGATAAACGACAAAGATTACGAAAATGTAGTTTTTGATTTAATACCGGTACCGGAAGAAATTTTTTTTAACATAAGTTTAGAAGGCCGGTTTAAAATTATACAGCTAATTGAAATTTTAATGGATGGCGAATTCTTGCACAGCGAAAAAGAAATTGATTTGCATTTATTAATAGATTGCCCGATTGGCCAATTTGAAGATTGGAAAGCAATGTTAATGCAGCAGAAAGATAAGGCGTGGAATGCATTGCCATACTTATGTCTTTTAGAAGAAGGCGATTACAATTTTGATAGCAGGATTAAAGACCGATTAAATGTTTGGTTGGATATGCCGGCATCTGTTGCACTTTTTTACCAAAATATTATCAATCAAGAATTTGAAGATATCAAAAACAAATTCCTACCTTTGTTTGAAAGCGAAGTTGAAGATATACAATTAGAAGCAGGGTTACAAACTTTGCAGCAATTTGGTGGATATTTAACATTAGTACAATTGGCAGGCGGAGTTTATAAGGATATTGAAGCGGTATCAAGAACATCAGTTGGAGAGGCCTATACTTTTTTAACTTATAAGCAAATAGAAAAACAATACGAAAAAAATTTACAAAAATTATTGAGTGAAAAATCTAATAGAAATATTCAAGAGTAAAGCGGAAAAATCATTTTACTTTGGTAATGGTACCATGATTGAATTGAACGCGCAGTCAGATGCAAAGTATCCATTGATTTGGATGCTGTTTCCGGTAACGATTACCAATAACAGCACAAACAATTTTATCGTATCGCAAACATTCAATTTCAATTTATTGTTTTTGCAATCCGGACATACAACCGATACGCAATACACTATGAATAAATGGTTTGATGATATGAATAATATTATGGTTGGATATATTCAATCTATGCAAATAGATAATGAAGATTTAGAACGCAATGCAATGGTATTTGGACAAGCATCAATGATTAATAAAAAGCAAGACAATGTTCATTTCGGTTGGTCTGTGCCGGTTAATGTTACCCTTCCAATAGATAGTTCACTTTGTTGTAATATGTTTGAATAATGCAGTTTGATTTAACCATAGAAGAAGTATTTAATTTAAAAGATGCGCTGATTGAAAAATTAGGCAAAGCAGGCTCGTTGTCAAATTCACACAAAGTTGAAGTAAATCAACAAACCACATTCACAGAAATAAAAATTGTGGCGAATGAATATTGGTTTTGGCAAAACGCAGGCAGAGGAATTACAAAAGTTGGAAATTATCCTGCATTGGTGCGGCCAAAGATTGATGAGTGGGTGCAAAAATTACCGACATGGTACAAAGCAAACGGCAAAGCCATGACAAAAGATGAACAAGCATTTTTAGTTACGCGTAAAATTCATAAAGAAGGATACGAAGGCAATCATTATGTAGATGATACATTACCGGTATTTGAAGCATTAATCAACAAAGCGGTTTTTGAAGATATACAAAATTATTTTAATAACGAATTTGATAAATGAGTTTAACATTAGAAGCACAGCCGGCATTTCAGAATGCGGTTTATAATCCAATCACATATTTATTTTCTTCTGATGTGAGGGATAATTATACAATTGGAGCAGAGTTATTAGTTTCAGCAGGAAACATTGGAAACACAGCAGGATATGTAACTTTTTATTCGACATCGCATGGATTATTGCAAGGCGATTTTATTTTAGTAACAGACCAAGCGGATATAACAAATTTGCTCGGAGTTGTTTACATTACGCAAGTAATAAGCGCAGACCAATTTGTAACAAATATTCCATTCACAATTACAAACGGCGGAGATGTAAAATTTTTTAAATATTATAATAATTACAATGCTATTATTCGCGTCTTTGGTTATTTTGATTGCATTGCAGATTACGGATTATTAGCTAAAATACAATTAAGACCATTCTTTGATGCAGGATTTTGTAATTTCTATATTGATATTGCGGATATTTTGAAAGATTTTAATTCGGATTGCAATACCGCAGCCGGCGGAATATCTTCAGACTTATATCCATTATCTTCAGTATTAACATATCAAAATAATGAACAATCATTTTTAAAATTTTATATCAGTTACGCAGAAGGTTTTGACAATCCGGTTGGAACAGATGCAGCTTATGTAGAAACAGCACAAACAGATTTATAACATGCCTACATTTTACTATACTTCAAACGCAGCATTGCAATATAATCAGACAAATAATATGGCTGATTATTATGCGGATAACAATACCGCTCCGGTTGCAAAGTTTTTAACCGAAGCACCTAATCCAAGAATATTAGCAGAAAATGAATTATCTGCATTGTATTTTTTATGCATTCCACAAAATATAATTGTTCGGTATTCTTATTATGAAAATAATACTTTTATTTCAGATACTGATAATCCTATTTTAGAAGAAAGTTTAGAATATCATAATGCAATAACAATAAATTGGAGTGGCGCACCGGCAAATGCAAATAAAATGTCAGTTCAAATTTTAAATGAAGATACTGATGAACTTACAGAAATAAGATATTTTATTAAAACAGAAAGCACATGCATAGAAAATCAAATTGTATGGCTTAATAAATTAGGCGGATACGATAGCTTTATGTTTACCGGCGGATTAGAGAGTTCTATTACCGCAGTAAAAGAAACAGAAATTGAATATCCATTTAATACTAATTTTTTATCGCCATATCCAATCACATCGTATCGTTCAATAAATTCAAACAAACAGATTAAGATTGCGCATCGCTGTGCAAATAATGAAACTGCGCAATGGTTAAAAAATGAATTAATTAATTCAGCAGATATTTATATCGTTGAAGATTTGGTTTATAAGCCGGTATTAATGCAAGATGCAAATGTGGGATACAATTCTTATTCAAAAGAATTTATTGTAACATTTAATTTAAAATTTGCTTTCCCAATTAACATTCAAACAAGATAATGGATTACGCAGAAATAATAATTGATGGTCAATTTACAATAGAGTTGTCGGGTGCCAATATAAGTATTCCAACAACCTATGAATTGATTGATATTACAAATTTGAATAGAAGAAGCGGAAGCAAAACAAAAACGATTACCATACCAAGAACAAAAATAAACGATAAAATATTTGGCATCCCTTACAACCTTGCTGCAAATAATCAGTTTGATAAATTTAGCAGCAGAAAAATTACAATAAAGAAAAATTCTTATGTAATTTTTGATGGTTTATTTAAATTGACAGATATTACAAACGATACTATCAATATTTATGCGTTTGCAGAATTAAGCAAGCTGAAAGAATTATTTGGCGAAAGAACATTAAACGAATTAAACCTTTCAGATTTAGACCATGTCTATGATGAAAATATTTTTTATACATGGTACAATATTTATCCGGTAACAAATAAAGATTATTTTTATCCTCTAATTGATTACGGCCAATTTGATGGAAAGACACCTTTAGGAAGTTGCGAATTAGGCGCGCATGATGTAAAGATTACAGATTTGCGGCCTGCGGTTTATTTGAAGCGCATCATCAAGCAAATGGTTTATGATAGCGGATATACTTTGCAAACAAGTTTTTTTGATAATCCGACTTTAGAAAAATTGATGATACCATTTACGAATAATGAATTTATTCATTCTGTTGAAGGTGGTATTGAGATAGATGGTTTTTGGGGATATGCCGCAGCCGAATCAAATATACCGGCCGGAACAGATGGCATTTTTATTATTCCAACAGATACAGAAGTTTACGATGCATTAAACCAATGGGATACTGCAAATTATGAATACATAGCAGCAACAAATCAGACAACAAAATGGTCAGCAAGTTTTGAA